AGAATGTCAACAGCACCAAAATCAGTCGCAAGTAGGCCAGCCAAAAAACACGCCGAAGGCAACCGTCCCCAAGCAGCTAGATCGCCAGCTGTCTCGGGAGTAGTCAAAGGCGTTGTTTCCAATCAAGGCGAAAGGATTGGAATTTATGGCTCAGGAGGGATCGGCAAAACCGAGCTGGCCTCTTCGCTGGCTAAAGTCGGAATAGATCCGCTGTTTATTGATCTTGATCAGGGAAGTATGGGCCTTGATGTAGCCAGGGCAGTGTCCGGTGAGGATCAGCACCTTACAAGAACCTACCAAGAAGTCCGAGACGTGCTGCAAAACCACGAGCTGATCTCCCAGTTTGGGGCCGTAGTGATCGACACATTTACAACCCTTGAGGACAGGATTCGCGATCACGTTATTGCGACAGTTCCTCACGAAAAGGGAAAAAAGATTAGCTCGATCGAAGATTATGGCTTCGGGAAAGGCTTGTCTCATGTCTTTGACCAAGCACTTTTAATTCTCAGCGATCTTGAGGCGGTTTGCCGACTGGGTGTGCATGTCATTGTGATTTGCCACCAAGTTTCAGAGAAGGTTCCCAGCGTCGAATCGGAAGACTTCTTGGAATACCAGCCGCGTTTGCAATCTCCAGCAAAGACCGCAAAGCTTCGGGAACGCATGTTTGAGTGGTGCAACCATTTCTTCCGAGTTGACTTCGATCGTTTTGTTGACGGCGGTAAGGTTGCTTCGACAAACAAGCGAAGCATTCATACTGTCAAGACAACAACGGCGTGGGCCAAGCATCGGACAATGCCAAACGGCAGGCAGTTTCCCGAGTTAATTGATTTTGAAAAAGGCTCGTTTGGTTTGTGGGACATTATGTTTGGAGGTGCAGAATAATGGTTTCAGATAACACTCCCCCAAAGGGCGGCGTAGTTGACACCCCTGGCGAAGTAAAAAGAGCTGCCGTTGACGTGCTGAAGACGTTTAAAAATGCCTTGCAAGAGCAGCATCATTTAGGCAGCGATGCTGAGAATTTGCGAATGATTAGCAATGTCGCTTATAAGTATTCAGAAGAAGTTGAGCAGGAGTTTCTGGAGATTGCTCGCCGACGACACCTTTTTGGCGGGCGAGACGATGAACAAATATCTGGCGATTCAGAAAAGTCAATTGAGTTTATCGTTACAAAGATTGGTGCAGCAATTGTGCAGATTTGGTGTTCGGATTTGCATATTAAAATACAAGCTGAAGACAATTGAACAGCTGTTGGATGCTTGCTCGGGCTACCTCACGGATACCATCGGAGGATAGGCTGTCACAGGAAACGACGGCGGTCTGGGCAGGTTTTTTACGAAGTGGGTGGTTTAAGTAGTCTTTGATTATGGTCAAACAGTACGCTTAACTAAATTCCACCCACTTCGTTTTTTATTTTTTTTTAATAAGGATTTTGTGATGCCATACATTGAGGAAGCAGGAACATTTCGTGGTGAGATCGTAGCCTACAGAGCCGAGGAAAAGGATTCTGGAAGTGTTGCTGTTAAGATTGAAGTTTTAATTAGCGATCACTTTGCCAATGGAGTTTGGAACGATTGGTCTGAACACAACATGATTGCAACTGGCCGAGTCTGGCTGATTGGCAAGAATGGCAAGATTATTAAGCGAAATGCCGAAGCACTTATGAATTATGCTGCGTGGGACGGCACTTTTAAGTCAATTACTGATGGGAGCTGGGAGCCAGATAAGGTTGGAATTACCGTAAACGGCGAGGAATACCCCGAAGGATCTGGTAAAATTTTCTACAGGATTGAATGGATCAATCCCTTTGAAATAAAAAGGCACGCTGGCAATGGAAACTTTAGCACTGAGAGGAGCAATGCCCTGGATTCCAAATACGGAAGCCAGCTGCGTGGCCTTGCTTCGGTTGCTAAGCCTGCGACGGCTCGAAAGCCAGCTTCAAAGCCAAGTGTAGCAGACGATCCTGACATTCCATTTTAAAGGAGAGTAGCAATGGATAAACCAGAATTAACTGGACCAATCACAGAGAAGGAATCGCAGGAGCTGCGAGAGTTTATCCTCATGAGACGGAGGATCGAAGAGCTTGAATCGCAATTGGCTAGAAGTCGAGCGACGGCAGACATGTACTGGAGAATGTACGAAGAGCTGATGCTAAAAACGCGAAAGGAGCGACCTCTTTCGGCTGGAGAGCAAACACTTGCGGAGGGTCCTCTATGAAACGCGAAATTGCTCCCGAGGATGTTGAGCTTGTTTTTAGTTTTCACCATAAGTATCACCCACGGGAAAAGCTGAATGCTGAAAAACGGAAGTTGATTCGGCGACGGTTGAAGGAAGGTTACACGATTGCAGACTTGCGAACAGCAATTATTGGAATCCACAACACGCCCCACAACCTTGGTGACAACGAAAGAAGGACAAAGTACCTCGGTTTGCACGTCTCGCTAAGGCATGAAAACGTCGACCGTTTTATTGAAACGGGAGAAAAAGTCATTGAACGTCAAGAAAGATTAAAACGAAAAAGGAGAAATAAGAACGCAAGAAGCTCGCCACCGATTGCGGAAAAACAAGAGGTGTCCCAAGAGGAGCGAGATAGAGAAGCAGCTGAGTTTCGGGCTATGGTGCGGAAGGAGTTGCAGAAGTGATTCCACCACAGCCAAACACTAGCAAATGGGGCAAGCGAGGGTCGCGGATTAAGGATAGCAACCTAGTCCGCGACTATTGCCGCGTTTGTGCCGATCCAATCAGGGTTACGGTGGTTGGAGTGGGGGCCAGCTCTCCAGCTTGCAATCGTTGTTCACACACAGACAGGACGCGACACGGTTATTGCCTGGGAAGTTGGAATAGGTTTGTTTATTGGACAGACAGGAACTATCACGGGGAGTTTTACCAAGGATGACTCCAACCCAACGCACATTGAAACGATTTAGGGCGGATGGCTACCATTGCGAGGTTGTTGAGCGTTGGTGTCAATTTAGCAAGAGGCGAAAAGATCTGTTTGGGTTCATTGACATCCTGTGCATCAAACAGGGCCGGATCGTTGGAGTTCAGGCCACCAGTGGCGGCAATGTGCCAGCTCGTATTAAGAAGATCCAAAGCGAGCCGAACGCTCAAAAGTTTCTGGATGCCGGTGGTGTCATTTTGGTCGTTGGCTGGCGTTCACTGGTTGCAAAAAAAAAGGACGGCACAAAAGCGCGCCGTCCTCGTTGGGCTTGCCGCGTTAAGCGGGTTCGATCAATCCCTCACGTTTAAGTATTCGCTGGATCTGTTGAGGATGCCAGTTGGTCCCCTTGCGTGTGGTGATCTTTTCTCCGTTTAGCCAGCGAGCGATTGCGTTGTAGCTATCTCCTGCCTTGTATCGCTCCCGTATGGTGTCGATGGTGGCAATCTCTTCGTAGTCCTTCACAGATTTTAATCTGTTGTCAGGGTCAGGCTTAAGGCCGTAGGGCCGGTCATTTGTAATTTTAGGCATTGCTATTTTCCTTTCTTTCTGGTGCATGGCTTTCCAACATCCGGTAACACAGTGTTTTCGATCCAGTTAACTAGGCTCTTGCTGAGGTAGCTTAGATCCCCGTCGATCACTAATTGTTGCATGTTTAGGCTTTGGCCTACAAAGTACGAGTGGCAATTGTCATAAGTTCGGTTGGCTCGATGATCCCAAACGCTGGTGAAAAAATACCATTGGCAATCTTCGTAAGTGCCATATCCTGGCCCGATCTGTCCGACACAGCCGAAGGTGATTTTTATCTCAGGATAATAGTGATCCAGCCAATCACGCAAAATGTAGTAAGACTTTGTTGCGCTTAAATCGCTGTGGTCCTCAATTCTTACCATTGCAGTGTTATTTAGTAATTTCATATTCAATATCCTCACTTGGGTTAAGTTCGTAATTAGCTAGGCCGCACACCGCCGCAGTAAACGCTGCGAGCATAGTAAGGGCGACGAGTATTTTTATTAAACTTTTCACGTTGTTGTTAATCCGTTAGTTTTTGTGAATTGCGGGGCCGTGGGAATATGTTTCCACCTGTTCGACCCCGCAACTATCTGTCCAAAATAAGAGAGCCGAGACAATGTCCTGATCAATCACGTAGGCTCGACACCACTTGCGTTGGTTGTCCACCGATCCGTGGTGCGTCAAATCGTGTTGATCGCCATTGAGCATTTGCAGTCTGATCATCGAATCCACACTGCGCACAGATCGTCTTTCGACACTGTCACCTCGTGATTTTTAATTATTAGATCAAAACCAAAGGCTATGTTGCACACCGCGTCTTGTAGATCGGTGTAGAGATCGGAATCTCGAATTAACATCTCGACCCGCCCCGATTCAACTCTCGGCACACCATTGCAAAAATACCGAGCGCGGTATACATACCCCTCGTCGCAGATCATTCCGTCAATTTCGCATTCCCAGTAAACTTTCAGCGACTCGACGGATCGCGGGTTGTTCCTGGCCTCCGCCGCAGCTGCAAATAACGGCTCTGCTGCCGTTTGGATATTCTTGGCCGTCTCATGTAGAGTTTCGCCCAAAGCATCGTGTTCAACAAAATAATTGATCATGCTGTGCAGCGTGCTTTCGTGTTGCAGATCAGTTTCGGTTAATTTCATAATTCGCTCCAAAAAAAAACCGGACACAAACCCGTCCGGCATGGGTAAAGAAAATTAGTTAGTAAAGAATCGACAGGTTTGTAAATAAGTCCGGAACAAACGGCGTGTCCGGATCTTTACAAACGACCTCGTACAGATCCCGTTTAATTGACTTGGTTTGTCCGTTGTAAACTGGAAAGTTCATCACGTCGAAAATCTTGCCGTCCAGCTGGACGTAGCAATAGCTTAGGTCGAATACGGTCCAGCCCTGAACGTAGTCAGCAAGATAGCGTAGTCGCACAATCCGGCCCTTACGACCGGCCCGCAGTGCATCCAAAAAATCATCCCAGTGCAACCGTTCATCCTCAAGATTATCGGTGTCGAAGGTTGTACCCCAATCGTGGAATATCTGTGTTGCCATTGTTCGCTCCAAATAAAAAAAACAAAGAATGCCGGTCGGACCGTATCCGGCAGTAGGTCATGAGTGGATCAATCCCACATAGCCTGGCCCGTGAGGACCAGAGCTGGCCCAAATATGTGCTGGCCCGTCATGAGTGAGGCCGTTTCATTGTAGCCCAGCTCCAACAAGATCCCCTCTTCGTTCACCAGCATTTGCATTGGTTGATCTTCAGTCAGCTCCGGCAGTAGCTCAACAAATTGGACCAGCCCACCGACGATCGCTTGCGCCTCTTTTAAGGTGGGCCGCTTGTCTGTCATTTTGGTGACCTGACGGAAATTGTGGTCGGTAACTTGATTGCTCATAATTCGCTCCAAATAGGTAAAAAGTGAAAAAACGGCCCCGCGCCCGATAAGCTCAGGGCCATGAGATTAGGTTAAAACTGTATTAGTCATCACTCGGGACCATGTGAAGATCCCAGCAAGCTTGGCAAATACCGGTTTGCAGTTTCTCGCGATTCGTGTCGGATAAGTATGGCATCGCCTCCTGAATTAGCAGCTCTTTTGACCGCCAGCGATCATAGTCCGCTTTGATCGTGTGGACATAGTTCGTGTGCGAACAAATCGGGCATGTGGTTGGCACGGCATGATCTAGCCTGGCCCGCTCTTTA